ACTAGCCTTAGCATTGCAGCCTTGGTTGATAACACGACAGTACGGAGCGTACGCAACCCGAGTACACTGAATCCGACGATGCGAATTAGTGAACCAAAGGCGATCAATAATGGTCCAATAGCGGCTGCTACGACACTAATTATCACAGCCGTCCTCTTGACTTCGAGGCTCAGTTTCCTCCAATAAGAAATACCATCCTTGATATAGCCTGAGAGTTTGGTAATCATAGGAGCTAGTGTTTCCCCGATCCCTATGCGAACCACCGTCAACTGATTCTTCAGAATTTTCAGTTGATTGGAAAAGGACTTCATCTGCTTGTCAGCAACCTCCTTGGTCGCTCCACCTGCGCTGATGATCTGTTTCTCATAGTCCTTCATCGTTTCAGAAAGACCAATCAACGGCGCGAGAGATTTCTGAGCAAGCGCCTCAAATCCCAAGTTGCTCAGAGCCTTCTTGATCTCTGGCTTTGTCAGTCCCTTGAAACTCTTCTCCATATCAGCAATAATGTCAATAAAGTTACTAAACTCCCCGGTAGCTTCGTTAATAACACGGATACCTCGTTTCTCGAACTCAGCAGCGTTCTTCATCTGGGCAGACGTCAATAGCCGGGTAGCTCGACCGAATAAGTTGCCCGCCTCCGCGCCCTTCTTTCCTGCCGAAGCATACGCTGACAAAACAGCGACGGTCGTTTCCAAACTCTGACCAAAATCTTTTGCAGCTGTTCCGGCGTCAGCGGTCAACGCCTGTGAAATCTGTCGAACACTGGTATTAGCTAGCTGATTTGCTTTGACAAAAGCGTCCGAAGTCCTGATCAGTTGCCTCAGATTCTCGTCTGCGTCTTTTGACGAGAGACCCATCGCCTGCTGAGCATCCGTGAGCAGATCCGTTGCTTCGGCCATATCGAACGCTCCGGCAGTCGCGAATTGAGAGACTTGTGGAAGAGCCTTCATGGAAGCTTCTGCATCTAACCCAGCCGACGCCAGAAAGAAGAAGGACTCAGCTAAATCTTTTGGCCCCTGGGTAGCCCTAGTAGACAATTCAAGAGCCAGCTCTCGCATCTGTTCCACTTGATTTCCAGTCGTCTGCATAATCGAGGTACTCTCGGTCATCGCCTTATCGAATTTAGCAAAGGCATGAACTGCAAGACCACCCATAATCGTAAGAGGAGCGGTCACTCTAAGCGCAAGGGACCTACCGAAGCGGCTCATACTTGCCCCAAATCTCTTGAGGCTGGCGGCAACCTGCTCCATTTTCTGGCCGGCACTCTGAACTACAGCCGCAGCTTGCTTAGCAGAGACCTGCGCATCACGGAGCATTTTCTGGTAACTCGTAGCGTCACCTACAAGGCGGACTAACAGTCGTTCTATTTCAGTTGTGGCCACGTTTCTTCCTTTTCACAAGCCCTACAATACCACCCCATATTGACTTAGACCGATCCACCTTCTCCTTTTCCTCATCAGCCGTCTGTTTTTCTGGTTTTGCAAACACTTCCTGATGCTCTAGTTTGGCCTTGTTTGGCTCTTTCATCAAGACCTGTTGAACTCGTTGAGCTATTCGCATTAGGAAGTAATCACTACGAGACGGTCGGTACCACTCATCGTCTAGGTAAGTATTCCACAGCTTGAACTCCCTGTGTGTGTGCTCCTGCATACACTTTCTTAGAGGCATTTGAAGGTGACTAGCCAATCGCAGCCACCCTCTATACCTCTCTAAGAGTTTTTTTCCTCTTCCTCCTCGTTCTCAAGTTTCTCGATCTTCTTGCTGATGGTACTCTGCTGCTCTCTCAGAGACTTCAGGTCTTCCTTGTCGTCTAGGTCACTGATCTCTTTGACCTTTATGAACAAAGGCTTGACAATACGAGACGGCCACTTCATCACGGTATTCCGATGAACTGGATTAGGATGCGGTTTCCCCTCGCTATCAAGAGGAAAGAGACAGCGAGAAACCAGCAACGACTGCATACCGCCGATGTCTTCAGGGATACCTACGACTTCCGAGTCTTTTATAGGTACTCCTTTTATCCTTGCGTTGTTGTACAATGCAGCCGTCTCTTCGTCGGCCTCACGCAACACGTAATTGTTTCCTGCGATAGATACAGGAATCTCGATCAGGGTTAGGTCGTTGAAGTCAAAAGACTCAGTCATCAGCTTTGCTCCTTAACTAGGTAGTAGAGTGAAACCCCCGGGGGCCCGCGAGAGGAACGCACGGAGCCCCCGAGGGGAGGCAACAGACGACTAGCTTCCAGCAACATCAGTGTAAACAGGGCCTTCCTCTTGGTTAGCCGCTGGGTCCCAATTCGTAGCCACGATCACGACACTACATTCCGGCTGAGTTCCTTCTACCAACTCGGCAAACTCGATCGATTTCAAGAACCCCCAAAAAGCTAGCGTGCTCCCTTCAGGCCAATGGATAGTTATGGAACCCGTATCGTCATTGACCAGCGAGAGTATCTCGCTTACTACCAGCGGATCGTAAGCGGCTGTAACTGCCGCATCAGTTAGACTGGCTAGACTACGAGCAGCGCTGGTTCTATAGGCGGCGTTGAACATAGTAGTCGTATCAATAGCGTCTCCGCCGTCGACCCCGGGAGGCTGAACCGTTTTCTCCCAGAACGATACGTTGGCATTACTCTCAAACGCAATGTTACTTGCAAAGCCATCTCGCAGCTTAATACCAGTCGCTTCTGTCCTTGCTACTACTGCTGGAGCAGTCATCTTCGTTCTCCCTTGTTTAGGTAGTTTGTCGTAGTGCTACCACGACGTTAATAGTAAACAGATTCATCTTGCTGGTAGGTGTAGCTTTTCCCAATGATAGCGGCCCACTTCTTCGTGTGACCGCGTAAACTAGGTAGGTATCGTCACCTGTACCCACTACGTCACTTACTACCACTGCATTCAAGGCTACGACATCCAAGGCCACTGCAATCTCCCTTGCTTTTTTCTGCCCATTGGGGAAGCTTGCATCTCTTACTCTAATCTGCACTCCATAACGCTCTTGGACTTCTCCGTCAATATGAGTCTTGCCTTGTATCTCCCCAGCCGTGTCGTAGCACGTTATCAGGCTATCAGGACTATTCGGCTCCTGCCCAACGTAAACCGGCCAGGCACTATCATCTGATGGAGTGCTACCGTCACCTAAATCAATAATCAGGTTTCGGAGTATATCCGCCGGAGAATGTGCTAGGCTTCCGCTCATTATTCCTTCTCTGTAAATGCGCTTCCCTTGAGGTTTCCCAGATCTACTGGGACTATTTTCTGACTCGCTCGCTGTATCCGTAGTCCTGCCAGTAGCAAAGCCTGGATAAGCGTCGCACCTCCTTTGATTGCTGCCACAATGTTCCTGCGGGTTTCTCCACTAGCGTTCATCTCTCTAAAAGGCTGTTCTAGGAATTTTGCTTGCTGCCCTGCTCCTCGACTTCCTGCACCTTTCTTAGCACCGCTACCTTTCAAAAACCGGCCTTGCTTATCCCTCTTTGTTTTCAACCTACCTGCGTGTTTCGCATTGTATGCCTCTCCGTGCGCTGCCTCTAGATTCTCGTGGACATACGGTGCATAACTTGCGCCATAACCTACATTTACATTTCCGTTATTCTTCCTGCGAGATTCCCTTTCGAGCTTCTCAAACTTCCTTAACAACGGTCTAGAGTCAATTATTCTAGCCATAACGTCACGCAGTAGCCATGATGTTTATCTGGAATTCACCTAACTCGGCAGGGAACATCTCTTGTCTACTAGAGCCGTCCTCTACAATAAAGTAAGCATTGAAGGTTCCCTCTTCATCTACGTCAGCATCCTGCGGATCGTACTGAACCTCTCCTGTTGTAGCATCTGTTACAGTCACGTTGGTTGCCGTCTCAGCTACCTTCACTGAATTCTTAGAATCAACCATTGTGAACTTGAGTGTCTTGTCGGTTAGGTCGACTACTGTACCATCAGGCCGCTTCAGAGCAGCAGCTATTGCAATCAACGTGTCGCCAATCTGCCGTGTTTGTTTTTGTACTGACATCACGCACCAATCAACGGGAAGTTTTGATTGTCTATACCGATCAACGGAAAGTTTTGATTGCTTGTACCCATCAAGGCGAAACTTTGATTGTCTATCCCGATTAGGTTGTATCGAGTCGTTACTGTAGCGACGCCTATACCTTCCTTTGCAACAAAGCTATGCACCATTCCTGGAATCCCCATCACCGATAATTCTGTCTGTTGCGCCATTACACGATCTCGTAGGTAGCCTCAAAGATGTCCGGTTTACACGGATATAGCTCGTCCTGAATGCCCTTGATGATCCAATCGTCCCACGAGATTCTATGAACGCCTTCAAGTGTGCCACAAACCAGTTCTGCCGCAGACTCGTGTCCGTCTGCGATAGGCGCGTCTGGGTCAATCCATACGGAATTTTCGCCAGGATCGGCCTGCCACGCTCTATTGAGCCATGCTGGCCACTCTGAATTGTCCCATCGACGTTCCTTGGTCATCTGAAACGCTTCAACCACTACTGGCTTTTTTTGATACTTAGGCATACCTAGTTCCTCTTTGATTTCTGTTACACGATCACAAAAGTGACCCCATCGGCTGGAGCACTGGTAATCGCCGTGAAGGTAAACACCTTGGTTGTGCCGTTATAATCCGTAATGTCCGTTGCTTGATTTTGCAGTGTCCCTGAGGTGAAAATGATAATCCGCCCGTTATAATGATCGTCTACAGCCGACAACGATGCGGTACCTCCACCTTTCAGAGTGGTAGTTGTCTCTGCATAGCCTGTATCTACACTGTCAACTACAACAGTTCCAGCAGACGCTGCAAGCTTGGTTGCCGCCGCCGCTGTCAGGGCGTCGGTGACTGCCTTGATTGCATCCAGTAGCAGATCGAGCCGACCATCGTCTTGCCACTCGTTGAGGACAAGCCCAACGGTATCGGCGGTTGTATGCCCAGCGAGCAACTCGTCGCAATTCGCGTCGGCCATCGCCATGGCGAAGGTCGATGTCTTAGCGATTAGATCACCGCCGGTCGCGGACAGAGCGACGCCCGCGGCCGCCGTGATATTAGTCGGTGTTGCGAATCCCGTGGCCGTGGCGCACGTCGTTAGATTTCCACCTGTTCCGAACGCGGTGTAGACCGCCGCCGCGTCGTGGGTGCTGAAGCCGGTAGCTTTACTTGCTGTTCGGCTTGCCGTGTCGGTAGTCACAGCCGTCGTTACTGACCCTACAGCACCCGCGACAGAACCCACCGAGCCACTAAGGCTCCCTGTGATGTCAACCGTCCAAGCCGTTACTAAAGCCAGTCCCGTGCTGACCAATGAGAAGCCGGTCTTGTCGGACACCGTCACGCTGGTAGCCTTGAACGCGGACAGCGCCGTGGCAACACTGAAAGTCGCCGATGCTTGATCGAAGAAATCCTTGAACCGTCCGGCAAGCTGGCCAGAGGTTTCTGTCAGCGCTGTGCCGAGAATCTGCGCCAGATCGACTGACAGCTTATCTGAGCCGGCGACCAGTGAATCGAAGACTTCAGCCGGCACGACTTGATACTCGCGCCACACGGGCAACGTGTTAGTCATTGTGACCTTTATGGTCAGCCGTCCCGACGTGTTACTGTCAGTTGTAGTAAGCGGGATCGGATACCAGCCGTCTGCATCGTGGGTCGTCGTCGGCGACGCATCCGATGTCTGGGCAAGAGCCGCCCCGTTTTTCGCGAGTTGGATGTCCGCCTGTGCTATGGTCAACGCCGTCTTGGCCGAATAGCCGTCCGAATCACTGACGAACGGGCCCATTTTGAGAATCGTAGCAGTGCTTTGCTTGAGAAGTGGCATAATCTACAAGGCCCCCGCCAACTGCTGATAATGATGGTATTTGTTGTTCATGTCTAACACAGGTGGCGCACCCCCCGAAAGTGCATTTCCACCATAGGCGTTCCCCGAAGCGATTCGCCACTCCTGATCGTTAGTCCCGGGGAGCTTACTGCGCATCCACGGACGCCCCACACCCGTAACCGCCATTCGTTTTTCCTGCGTGTCAAGACTCACGACATTTTCGCCTCGCTGTAGTCGCTCCCGTCATCGGTAATCAACTTCTTTGTAATCTGAGTTCCCGCATTGTTGTGGATTTCCAGCGCGTCGGTGGCACTCGTCTGCACGTCTAACTTGTTTCTCAAAGCCATGTAGAGCAGCATCAGCCCCGTTCGCATGGTAGGAGTTGCCGTAGGAACAGCTACGCCAAGTTCGCTGATCGCCGTATCCAGGGCCCCATCAACCTCAACATTGATCTCTGCTTTCATCCCCGTACTCATCCCGCCAAGATCGGTCAGTCCAACACCTGCCGTCCCGACCGTTGTGGTCAGCGTGTCAATCAGGGCTTTCAGGGCTCCAAGTCCGTCCGTGCCGTTGTCGAGATCCGCCTGGAGAGCATCCAACAGCAGATCGAGCCGACCGCCGTCAATCCAATCGACGAGCACGTCCCCGAAGGCCGCGGGCAGGATCTCATAGGTGTTCGTGGCTACCGCCTGTGTCACGGCTGGGAAGAACGTTATCGTGTTGCTCGCGGGCGTGAAACCCGTTATGAGTCGCGTTTGCCCTGAGATAGTCCCCGAGGTGAACCGGATCAGCGAGTCTTTCCAATAGTCGGTATCAGCCTCGGTGCGTGCTGCATCTACCATGGTGGTTGTGGTGCCAGAGTCGGCCGTTCCCTTGGTAAGCGCCGCCGGGAGACTTGCCGGCAGCGTGGTTCCGGTATCGACTAGAATCTGTGCCAAAGAGGACCCGCCCGCCTCGATAGCCGTCTTGATTTCGGCCGATGTTGGCGCCGTTCCAGCCGCGTCGGGAACTACTGTGTTCCAGTTGCCTTTACCGTCCAGTGAATTTGCCGCAAACGCATCGGCCGCAAGTGCGCCTGTGCTAAAATTGATCGACGCAATTACCCCCGTATTCATGGCCATCACATCGCATAACACATTGTTACCGTCGAAGTTCAGGCCATCGGTCTTGGTCTTGATGTCATCCAGGTTCAGTCCGCCCGCGGCACTGACTGGTATGCCGCCAGCAGCACCAGCAGCATTCGGCGGCATTGCCGTCAACCCCAGCCGCACGGCGTCCTCTGGGTCGTAATCAACTAGCCGAACACGGCCGCCGATCACTACCATCCCGGTCACGGTGCCTCCAATATCAACGTGTTGAGCACCCGTCGCGAAGGCAGCGTCGGGCAGATCAAATCTGTACTCACCATGCGAGATATGCAGAAACCCGCCGTCAGTGTGCGCGGTTGTCAACGCGGCCAGCGTAGCCTCGGTAATGGATACTACGGCCGAACCTTCTCTCCGATACCACAAGTCGATTCCGGCGCTGTTCCAAACGACGCCGGTTTCTGGCGTGCCATCCGTACTATCGATGATGCGGAGGGTCACCGCCCGATCGACCGACCCTTTTTTGACGATGTCTATTAGCGATGCCATGGTCGTTTACTCAACTGGATAATTGCATCATTTGTGGAAGGATTGTTCCCCCCGGCGCCGCTGCCACTCCGACCAGCGTACGGCGTGCCAGACGGAAGGGTGCGAGGGGATCAACGTACAATGTTTGGATTTCAGGAAATGTGAGGATACGACTGTAAATAAGGAACACTCCTATCTGCCCATTGAATCTCGCGGTTCCGCCAGCAGATTGTCCGAGATAGACCAGCCCATCCGGCGATCCACGGCTAGTCGTGCCTGTCATAGGCACACCATCAAGATAAGCAGAGATCGTGGCAGAATCCTCCAGCACCCCTATCAGTGAATGCCACTCGCTTGTGTCTGTAAATGAGGTCGATTTGCCAGCCTTCCCTGTACTGGGGTCCCAAGTGAATCCAATCGCGCTGGCCTGAGTCCAGAGTACATTTTGTCTAAGTCCAGCAGAAGTCTCGCTGTGTGCGAATATCCTCTGGTTACCGCTAAGTGATCTTGATTTGAAGTTCAGCACAAAGGAATGAGGTGCGGTCCTTAACACATTCAGCAATCCCCCGTCGGTTGGCAGCAACACATTATCATCGCTCCCATCGAAATCCAGCGCCCATCCTTTCTCCGACATCACCCAGTCCGTCGCCGGGTCCATGCTGGTCAGCGTACCATTGTTGCTCCCACGCGAAACGTCAAACAGCGTCAACCCCGTCACGCCCAGCGACGGCACCCACGCACCAACTAAGCCGTCCCATAAGCCGGGATTCGCAGACAGACCGTCGCGCGGGGCGAAGCCATTGGCAAACGACGGAGATACGCTACGAGCACCCATCTTAGTCCTGGAGTTGGGTTGTCAATGGAGTAAACACAAACGACGTTTCTATCATGTCGCTGTGCAAAGCAGCAGAGGCCGCGGCGTTGTAAACAACCAAGGTGCCGTACCGTTGTCTGGGCGTGAACGTGGCTATAGCCATGTCGATCTGAGCCTGATCCGTGGTAATCACGTTATCCATGACCATGGCCCCCAAAAACTCCAACTGCTTCAGCGAATTGGCAAGCGAACCCGCCGAGTAGCCCGTATATGCTGCATCGGCACCGCCGACACCGCCGGGATTTGCTGTCGCTGCTGTCGCTGAGTTGGAATACGCCATATAGAATTCAAGTGTTTCGCCAGCCGCAATTTCTGGCGTGACTTCCCACTCCACGCAAACCGACAGAATGTATTCCAAGTCAATGTTGGCAGTGAAGTCAATCTTGTCACTCTGTCTGGCAGCTCCAGCCACCAGATCCGTGCAATCGATCTGATCTGTGCGAGTGCCGAGGTCGTTCGCCGTCGCCGGAGAATGGTCCGTAATGTCGGCAAGCACAATCGGCGTACCGATAATCAGTTTCGAGCTGTCAGGTAGAGCCATTACAGTCGAGCCTCCATTACGTTGCCAGGACGAACGAATCCTATCCCCAACTCCACCGCTCGGCTAACCGACAACTGCCGAAGGACTTGCAACGTAATAATCGTTGCACTTCCAGCGCCAAAAATGTGCGTAACAAACGTCACGTTCGCAGCATCGTAAGGGTCGCGGTCGGTATTGCACCACGATACCCAGAGAGCCCTCTGTACATCTGATAATGCCATAAATTCCGTCGAGTCGGTGGCCGTGAAGAGTTCATTGCCCGTCAGCGAGTCCTTTGGTTTCTTTCTGTTGACTGCATTGAGTTGGTTAGCAGCGATAGCGTTATCGGCGTCGTAAGCACCCGTGTCGGGATGCACGCCCGCCAGTTCGGTTTTCAAAATGTCTAGTACACCCATCCTCTTCTCCTATTCGCGCCCGTGTCCGTTGCGGATACTCCGTACGTCGACTTCAATCCGTTTCAATGAGTCAAGCACGCGCTTGTTGACCTCTTCTTGGGACGCTTTATGCACGGCCACGCCCTGCGAGGCACCCCATGCA